GGCCAGGCCAAGACCTACGACATGACCGGTGAGGTGCTCGCCCAGCTGGTGCTGCCCGCCGAGACCACCAAGCTGCGCCAGACCATCGAAGAATGGCCCGCCCTGGTGCCCGCCTACGCGGACGAGATCTTCAAGCGTTCCGGCATGGGCAGTGTGTTTGCGGGAAAGTAGCCGAGGCCAGGGCGGAATGGGATCGCAACGCCGCCCTGGCCCTTTCCGACCTGGTGCGCCTGTGGCTGGGCACTGCACCCAGCGATGACATTCAAGAGTTCGCGGAGCAGGCGGGCCATGCCCAGGCCCTGGAAGAACGCACGCTGAAGCTGCTGGCCGCGCACATGAGCCAGGCTGTGGCAAAACTGATCAGGAGTACGTGATGTTCGCCGTATCGGCCATCTTCAATCTGGTGGATAACCTCTCCGGTCCTTTGCGGCGCATCCGCGCGGGGCTGAAGGATGCGGACGACAGCACCGGCTCCCTGTCTTCGGGCATGGGCAAGCTGGCTTCTTCCCTGCTGCCGGTGATCACGGCCCTGACCGTGATCACCGGCGTGCTTGGGGGAGCCGTAACCAAGGCCGTGGCTTTTGAGGGGGCCATGGCCGACGTGGCCAAGGTCGTCAACTTCGACTCGCCAAACGAACTCCAGGCCATGAGCGACACGGTGCTGGAGTTGTCCGGGCGCATCCCCATGGCGGCGGAAGGTCTGGCCGCCATCATCGAGTCCGCCGGGCAGAGCGGCGTGGCCAAGGACAACCTGGTCTCCTTCGCGGAGCAGGCCGCCAAGATGGGCGTTGCTTTCGGAATGGCGGGCGACCAGTCCGGCAAGATGATGAGCGACTGGCGCGCGGGCATGGGCCTCACGTTGGAGCGCACCTACGCCCTGGCAGACGCCGTCAACCATCTTTCAAACAACATGAACGCCACGGCTCCGGCCCTGGGAGAAGTGCTGCAGCGCACCGGCCCCCTGGCCCTGCAGGCGGGCCTGGCCGAAACACAGGTGGCCGCCCTGGGTGCCGCCTTCCTTTCTGCAGGCGCGGGACCGGAGATCGCGTCCACGGCCCTTTCCAAGTTCGTCTCCACCATGGTCAAGGGCACGGCCATGTCCAAGGACCAGGCCGCCGCCTTCAAGTCGCTGGGCATGTCTTCCACGCAGATGGCCAAGGACATGCAGCGTGACGCCCAGGGGACCATCTTCCAGGTGCTGGAGGCCTTGTCGGCCAAGCCCAAGGAGCTGCAAGTCTCCCTGTTGACCGAGATGTTTGGCGAGGAGTCCATCAAGGCCATTGCCCCGCTTTTGGGCAACATGGACAACCTGCGCCAGGCCTTCACCCTCACCGGCGACGCGACGAATTATGCTGATTCCATGCAGGGCGAATTTGAGACGCGCTCAAGGACCACGGGCAACACCCTCTCACTTTTGTGGAACAAGATATCGGCCCTGGGCATCGTCGTGGGCAACGTCTTTTTGCCTGCCATCTCCTGGGGCTCGCGTGCCGTTGGCGCGCTGGCCGATGGCTTGCGCGCGCTGAGCCAGAACAGCGTGGGGCAGTGGCTTGTGGGGATAGTGGGCGGCTTGGTTGCCGTGGCTGCGGCCTTGGCCGCCGCCGCTGCCGGGGCCTGGGCTTTTGGGGCGGTGCTCCCGGTCCTCAAACTCATGCTCGCTCCGGTCATTGGGGCCATTGCGGGCCTGGGAGCCCCGGTCTGGATCGTCATCGGGGCCATTGCCGCCTTGTACCTGGCTTGGCGCAGCAACTTCGGCGGCATGGCTGATGCCCTCGCGGGCGTGTGGAATCGAATCAGCCTGGTCTGGGACGGCCTGCGCGCCGTGTTCACGAGCCTGACCGGGGGCGTAGGCGAAATCAAGGGCGAGCTGGCCGAGCGCATCGAGGCCGCAGGCCTGGTGGGGATGGTCACCACCATTGGCCGGGTGCTCTTCCGCCTACGCGCCTTTTTCGGCGGCATGGCCGAGGCCGTATCTTCAGCCGGTGGCGTTGTCAGCACTGCGTTTGCGCCGGTGGCCTCCATCCTGGGGCGAGTGTTCGGAATAATCGGCAGCATCATCGGTCGCATCGCCGGAGCCTTTGGCGCAGCCGGGGCGGATACCGGCGTGTCATCCTGGAGAACTTTGGGCAGCGTGCTGGGCGGGGTGCTCGTCACCTCGTTAGAGCTATTTGGCAAGCTGCTGCAGGTGACGCTCATGCCCATTGAAATGCTGTCCATCGCGGTGGAATGGTTGGTGGGCTTGTTCACCGGGGCCGGGCCTTCGGCCAGCCAGGCGGCGGAGGAAATCTTGGGGGTTTTCGCCAGGGTGTTTCAGGCCGTCACCGGTATCAACCTGTTTGAATCCGGGGCCAAGCTGATTCGCACCTTTCTGGACGGCATCACCTCCGGGGCGCAGGCCCTGGTGGATGGCGTGACCGGGGTGTTCAGCCAGGTGCGGCAACTGCTGCCGTTCTCGGACGCCAAGGCCGGGCCGTTCTCGCAGCTTACCGCGTCTGGCCAGGCCATCCTCTCCACCCTGGGCAAGGGCGTGGCCGCCGCCCAGCCCGCCTTTGCGGGCGCGCTCTCCAATGCCCTCGGCGCTGCAAGCGCGGCCCTTGCCCCAGACATGGCCATCGGCGTGGAGCTTATGGCCACGCCGCAGGACACCGCCGCCGCGCCTGCTGGCCAGCGCGGCCAGGGCCGGGGCGAGGGCAGAATCGTCATTCAGAGCCTGACGCTCAACCTTCCCGACGTGCAGGACGCCCAGGGCCTGGCCGAGGGACTCTCGCGCCTGGTGGAGCAATATGACGTCTAGCGCCATTCTCAACTTCGATGACGGGCGCGTGGTGCTCGCCGGGGAGGAGCTGCCCGGCCTGCTCGTGCGCCTGAGCGTAGGCGGCGAGGTGCGTTTCGACGAATCCAAGGCCGATGGCTTGTCGGGCAAGAAGCGCACGCCCATCGGCTGGGAGGACGCGGCGGTCTCTTTGGACCTGGACTTGCTCACCGACGATGAAGGGAGCTGCTACGACAAGCTGAACAAGCTCGACCGGCTGTTCAAGGGCGGCGGCGCGCACGCGGCGCCCAAGGTGCTGGGCGTGGTCAACCGGCACTTGCGGGCGCGCGGCGTTTCGCGCGTGGTGTTCTCCGGGCTTTCTTCCCGCGAGACCAACTCCGACGACACCATTCTGGCCAGCCTGACCTTCAAGGAGCACGTGCCCCCGGTGGTCAAAAGCGAGGAGCGCGCTGTGAAGGCCAAGACGCCCGCCGACGGTTCGGCTGGCCCCGGCGGTCCGGCGGCCCCGGCCGCCAACCCCAAGACCATCAGCATCGACCTGGACGGCGGCAATGGCTGATATCGACGGCATCATCGTACGAGCGGCCATTGCGGGCCGGGAGTACCTGCGCCTGCCTCGGCTCTGGCTCCGCAGCCTGCGGCATGCCCCGCTGACGCGCGCCGGGCTGACCCTGCCCGACCCGGCTGGCGAGGAGATCAGCAGCATTCAGGCGGGCGACGCCGTGACGCTGGTGTTCGGCTACCGAAACGGATTGCCGGCAACATGGTCCGGCACGGTGGAATGGGTGCGCCCCGGCAGCCAGGATCAGACCGAGGTCGGCATCGTGGGGCCGGAGAAGCCCTTCGGCACGCGCTTCACCCAGTCCTTTGTGGAGGAGTCGCCCGAGGCGATTTTGCGCTGGGCCTTGGGCCGGGCTGGCGTCGAGGCCGGGCGTTTGGACTCGCCGGGCGTGGTGCTGCCGCGCTTCAGCGTGGCGAACGAAACGCTCTGGGCCTTGGCCGAGAAGCTGGAGCTGAGCTGCCAGCGGGCCTTCGGCCTGGACGCCTCGGCCTGGTGCTTGTGGATGGACGCCAAGGGCCGGGCGCATTGGGGAGATTTCGACGACCCGGATCAGACCACGGTCTACACCGTGGCCACCGGCGGCAATCTCATCAGCCATACCCCGGCAACGGATGCGGCTGGGCTTTCCGAAGTAGAGACCTGGCTTGTTCCCGGCCTGCTGCACAGCCAGGTGTTTCGGCTTGTGGACACGCGCCGGGGCGTGAACGACGAATTTCGCGCGCTCTCGGTGCGGCACGAGGCGGACTCCGGCCGGGCGCGGACCTTCATCCAATACGGGAGCGAACATGACCGGTGGTAAGGATTTGCGCGTGCTGCTCAAGCGCGTCATGGAGCTGGTGCAGCCGGATTTGCGGAAATACTACCGCGTGCCGCGCAAGGGGCAGATCGTGACCAGCTACCCTTCGGACGGGGCCTGGTACGCCGACGTGCAGCCCCTGCGGAATGACGAATCGCCCGACGCGAGCGAGCCCGTTTTGCCCCGCCTTGAGCTGCCCGTGCTCTGGGGCGGCCCTTCTCGCGGCGTGGTGTGCCCGCCCAGGCCCGGCACGCGGTGCACCATCGGCTACTGGGACGGCGACCCGAACTACCCCTACATTGCCGAGATCCGCTGGTCTGGCCAGGGGGCTCCGCCTTGCGGCCTGGACGAGTTCATCGTGCAGCTTGAGCCCGGCGTGCATCTCAAAATCGACGCGGGCAAGCGCATCCTGGCCGTGACCACGGCGGACGGCCTGTGCGAGGCCGGGGGCGCTTGGCGCGTGCAGGCCCCGCTCATTGAGCTGGTCGGCAACCTGGTGTGCCGGGGTCTGGACGGCGGCGCTGCCAGCACCACGGAAAGCTGCAACCGCACCCAGACGGGCAGCCTGGTGCTCAATGGCCCGCTCACAGTGAACGGTCCGCTTACCGTTAACGGCGATGCGTCCGTTTCGGGCAATTCCCACGCCTCGAGCCGGAGCGGGGGGACCATATGACCACAGCCGTGCGTCTCATGGGCTCGGACATCATGATTGGCCTGGGCTCGGCTGATTTTCTGGCAGCGTCCGTGGCCGCCAACGGCGAGCTGCTGCTTGCGACCGGCTCCCAGGCCGCCCTGCAGCAGATCGGCCTGCGCCTGTACACCATGCTCGGCGCGCTTTGGTACGACGTCGAATACGGCAGCCTGGTGCTCAACTGGATACGCGAGGAGTCGGAGCCCATGAGCCGCGAGGCCCTGTGCCAGGAGGTCGAGACCCGCGTGAACGACGACCCCCACGTGGTGCCCGGCTCGGCCAGTTGCGAGGTGCGGGACTGGGATGAAAGCGGCGTGGCGCTGCTGTTGTCCCTGGAGCTTGTGGGCGCGCCGCACCCGTACAACCTGATTCTGCGGCTTGCCCCCAGCGGCGACGAAGCCGCGACCGCAGATGTGATCCTGGAGGTGGTGGCCAGTGGCGACCCAAACGATTCCAGTCTCTAAGACCCTTGCGGAATGCCGCGCGCTGGTCTTTGGCCGCGTGGCCGAGGTGCAGGCGGAGTATGCGGCCAAGGGCTGGCTGCCCACCCAGCTCAACCTCAACGCGGGCGGCGTGGCGCGCGGAATTTTGGAGATCTTCGCCTGGATTCTCTACGCGTTCTATCAGGTGCTGGCGCAAATCCTGCCCAACGCCTTCCCCTTGTCAGCCTCGGGGGCCTGGCTTGATCTGCACAGCGGCCAGGTCGAGCTGACCCGGCGCGCCGCAACCAAGGCCCAGGGCGTGGTCTGGTTCATCCGCGACGCTCAGACCACCGGCAACGTGCGTATCCCGACCGGTCGGGTGGCGCGCACCAAAGCCGACGCCAAGGGCGACGTGTACCGCTACGTCACTTTGGCCGACGCCGTGCTGCTGGCCGGGGAGGAGCGCGTGGCCGTGCTGTGCGAGGCTGAGGATTACGGGGCCGGGGCCAATGCCGTTGCCGGGCAGATCTGCGAGCTGTCCACCCACGTGCCGGGCGTCTCCGGCGTGACCAACGACGCGGACTGGCTGACGAGCGAGGGCGCGGACGAAGAGACCGACGCGCAGCTCCAGGAGCGCTACACCCTGGCTTGGCTTGAGGAGGCGGGCTGCACCTCCGCCGCGTACAAGGCCTGGGCGTTGTCCGTTCCGGGTGTGGTTTCCGCAAAGGTGCTCGATGACCACCCGCGCGGCGAGGGCACCGTGGACGTGGTTGTGCGCGGCAGCGCGGGCATCCCCACGGACCGCCTGCTTGCGCTGGTGCGTGCGGCCGTGGCCGCCAAGGCTCCGGTCAACGACCTGTGGGAGGTCAAGGCCCCGCAGGAGGTGCCTGTGCCGGTCGTGCTGGTTCTGGAGATAGTCTCCGGCTCGCCGGAGACGGCCATCGCCCTGGGCGAGGCGCGCATCCGCGCGTTATTCGCCGGGTCGGGCGTGGAAGACGCGGACACCGTTCCTTTCGGCATCGGCGACGACTTTGTGCGCGACCGCGTAGTGGCCACGCTCATGGGCGGGGCCGCAGCCCTGCCGGGCCTCAAGCGCGTGATCTGGACCTCGCCGGGCGAGAGCGTCGTCACCGTGCCTGATGATGGCCTGGCCACTTTGGAGTCCATCAGCGTGGCCGCAGACAGCGAGGTGGTGCAGTAATGCCCGACTTTCCGCAGGCCAAGGCTCCGGCCGCCTGGTTCTGGAATTGGACCAGAAACGTGTTGCGCTGGCCGCTCATCAGACGGCCCGGCGTGCTGGCCTGCCTGGTCGAGGGGTGCTCGCGCGCAGCCGACGACGTGCTTCAGGACATCTACTGGCTACGCGACCAGTTCAACCCGGAGACCTGCGAGCTGGAATACCTGACGCGGCATGGCGCGGCCAGAGGGCTCACCCGGCATCCGAGGGAGTCGGACACGCGCTGGCGCAGGCGGGTTTGCGCGGCCATGGCCTGGCACAAGCTTGCCGGGCGGGCGGTCGGGATGCCCCGCATCCTGGAGCACTACGGGTACAAGGGGGCGGTGATGGTCAACGTTGCCGCTGGTGGCCAACCGGAGCGCTGGGCGCATTTTCGTTGCGACCTGACCCCGAACGCCCCGGTGACCGACGCGGACTGGGAGTTGATCCGCTGGATTCTGGCGGAGACCAAACCGGCCAAGAGCGTTTTGGAGGCTGTGACCCTTGTGCTCTCCCCCCGGTCCGCCCTGCGGCCAAGCTTCAACCAGTGCACGGGCGAGGTCGTCACCGTGTTGCCCTGGAGCCCGGCCTTGGTGCAGAAGGCCTCGGTCATACGGGGAGCGGTGGGGCTGCAAGATGTGGAGATCGTGACAATCGGACGCAAACTGGAGGCATGATATGGCCGAATATTACATGATTTTGACCGTCGCCGGGCAGGCGGCCTACGCGCGGGCGGGCGCAGGGGGCAACTCTGTGCAGATTTCCGCCGTGGCCGTGGGCGATGGCGGCGGGGTGGCCGTGCAGCCTGCCGAGTCCTGGACCACGCTTGTTGGTGAAGTGTGGCGCGGTGCGCCCACGCTGGTGGAGGTGGACGCGGCCAACCCCAGGCTGGTGCTTGTGGAGGCGCACGTGCCCCATAACGTCGGCGGCTGGTATGCCCGCGAGATCGGCCTGCTTTCGCCCGAAGGCGTGTTGCTGGCGGTGGGCAACTACCCGGAGAGCTACAAGCCCGTGCTGGATTCCGGCGTGGGCAAGGAGCTTATGATTCGCGCATATATTGAGCACGGCAACGCCAGCCAGACCACGCTCAAGATCAACCCGGACATCGTCATGGCCTCGCGCACCTACGTGGTGAGCGCCGTGGCCGCGCACAACGCCTCGCCCACGGCCCACGCTGGCCAGCTTGCCGGGATGGCGGAGCACATTGCCGACCTGGCCAACCCGCACCAGGTCACCGCAGCGCAGGCCGGGGCCGAGTTCGCTGGAGCCGTGGCCGGGCATAATGAGTCCGGCACCGCCCACGCTGACATCCGGGCTGCAATCGCGGGCATTGTGATCCCAAATGCCACGACAGAGGCAAGAGGCATCGTGGAGCTGGTCACGACCGAGGAGGCGTTGCTCCTTGAGGACGCCCTGCGCGCCATGACCCCGGCGGCCCTGGGCGTTGTGCTGACTGCGGCCCTGGCCCATGTGGCCCGCACGAATGCGGTGAACGCCTACACCCGGCAGCAGTTCGCGGCGCTGGTGGTTCGCGCGGACGTAAGCGGCAATCAAGCCGTGGATCTCGACCTGCACCCGCTTCTGTTCATCGACGCCAGCGGCGCGTTGACCCTGTCTGATCCGGCGAACATGGCGGCGGGCAAGACCTGCGTGCTGCTGCTCTACAGCACCGCCGCCCAAACCATCAGCTGGGGCACGGCCTGGCACGGCACCTCGCTGGTGAGCCTGCCCACGGCCTTGGCCGCAGGCAAGCTGCTCATCATCTCCGCCCTGTGCGTGGCAACCGCCGCCGGAACCTACATGGTGCCGGTGGGCATGGTGCAGGAGGCGTAAGCCATGGTCTTCATGCCGCTTGTGGGAATGCCGCCCGCGCTCAAGCTCGTTCCAGGCTCGGTCGGCGCGCCGTTCGGGAACTTCACGCAAGGGGTGGGGGTGGCCGGTGTGTTCGCCGGGCAGGGGTCCGCGTCAACAACTGGATGGCCGGGGGTCGGGCGTATCGGGAAAATCTGGCCTTCGCGGCAAGTCGTTGGGCGTGTGCGCGCCACCTCCGGCCTCATCGATTGGGACGGCGCATCTCAAGGCGCTGACATCACGCTCCGGGTCAAGGGGTCCAACGACACTACGGACGGCATCAATGGCACCTGGACGACTCTCTACACGACGACCTTTGCCGACCCACCCTATGATGGCGGCATAACCCCGGACACGCGGGACATGCTCTCCGGGCTCGACGCCTCGACGGCCTACCTGGCGCATGTGCTGGAGGTCACCGGCACCTACCCCTGGGGTGGGCAGGATTACGGCGTCTCGGGCATCGAATTCTACGCCTACAGCTGGATTTAAAGGAGGTCCCATGAAGTACAGATATCCTGCCGGAACAATCATCGAGGAGAGCGGCGAGCTGCTGGCCGAGGCCGCCGTGCTGGCCCCGTGCCGCGTGGTCATTGATGGCATTCTGCACGGCCCGGAGATTTGCGAGCTGTGGACCCCGGAGGCCCTGGCCGCGCTGGGCATCAGGCGCGTGGTGCAGGACGCCTTGCCGGTGGACGCCACGGGCTGGCCGTTCCTGCCCGGCGAGCCGGTGGACGTGGAGGAGGCCCTGCTCATCCGCCGCACGTACCCCAACGCCGTGCCGGACGTGGAGGGCAGCGCGGCCAACCTGGCGCAGCTCGCCGTCCGAGTGCGCTCCGAGCGCGACGCAAGGCTTGCGGCCTGCGACTGGACGCAGATGCCGGACGCGCCGCTGACCACCGAGGCCAAGGCCGCCTGGGCGGCGTATCGCCAGGCCCTGCGCGATGTGCCGGGGCAGGCGGGCTTTCCGCTGGCGGTGGAGTGGCCGATGGTGGTGGGGGCTTAAGCGGGAAGGGCCAGTACGAGTGGTACCCCACGGGCATCACTCATCATCATCCAACTCGAACCAGTGGTAACTGTGAAAATCGTCTGCAAGGATATCCAATGCTTCTTCCTCATCTTGGATATCAGGGACAAGGCAAAGCTTTCCTACATGATTTGCGATTTCGCATCGCCCGGCATAGTCCTGTTGGCCAAGGTAATGTCTTGCTGATGCAATTAAGCTGTCCTTGATCCGTTGGTGATGCGAAACATCAAATTGACGAATTTCATAAGGGTGGTCATCCCTGTAGAGAACAGAAAAAAATACATCACCTTCAGGCTCTTTTACTTTCACACGTACCATCTTTCCTCCTTGCGAGGTTGAAGGTGAATGAGGAAGCAGGCGGGGGAGGAACTAGCTCCCCCACTGGCCGGATGCGCTAACATCCGACCACGGCCGAAGCCGCTGCTCCCTGGCCCTGATCAGGGGTGAAGGGAAGCTAGCAGGCAGAGGCGCAACCGTCAAAGGCTTAGGAAATGCGGGAGATCAGATGCGGTAAGTGCAATCGACTTTTAGCCAAGGGCGAGGCATTGGACCTCGCTATCAAGTGCCCCAGGTGCGGGGCAATCAATCATGTGAGGGCCGCGAGCCCCAACGCAGAAGGCCAGGGAGCCTCGAACAAGGAGGCTTCCCATGGCCGAATCCAAAAAGCTGCCCCCGCTTCCGGCGGGCGCGCCCGGTCGTAACACGTTCAAGTACAAGGAGCAGTTCGGCGTGATCGTCATCTGCCGCGACGAGGCCGAGCACAAGCTGGTCTATGAACGCCTGGCCGCCCAGGGCCACAAGCTGAAGGCGGTGCGCGTATGAGGCTCAAAGTCACCCACGAGTGCCCGGACTTCGGCAGCTACCGGGCCGCGCTGGTCAAATCGCTCTACAACGTGGATGCGGGAAACCGCGTAAGCCTGGAGGCTGACCTGCCGTTTGAGGACCAAGGCTGGAAAGTCGGCCTCATCGTCGGGCCGTCCGGTTCCGGCAAAAGCAGCCTCGGCCAGGCGGCCTGGGGCGGCGAGGCCGGGCAGCCCGCACATTGGCCCAACGACAAGCCGATCATCGACGTTATCGCCCCGAATGGCGACTGGCGGGCAGTGACTTCGGCCCTGGCCTCGGTGGGCCTTGGCTCTGTTCCGGCCTGGCTGCGCCCGTATTCCGCGCTCTCCACCGGGGAGCGCTTCCGGGCCGACCTGGCCAGAATCGTGGCCGATGCGCCGGGCCGGGTGGTCATCGACGAATTCACCAGCGTGGTCGACCGGCAGATAGCCCGTATCGGTGCTCACGCCTTCAGCAAGGCGTGGCGCAAGACCGGCGGCCAGGCCCTGCTCCTCTCCTGCCACTATGACATCATCCCCTGGCTTGCGCCGGATTGGGTGTTCGACACGGCCACGTGGGAGTTGCGATCTGGGAGGGGGGTTCAACGCCCCGGCATCGAGCTTGATGTGTTCCAGACCGACTGGCGCTACTGGCCGCTTTTTGAGCCGCATCATTACCTGAAGCTGCCGCACATGATCGCGGCCACGTGTTACGTGGGCTTTGTGGGCGACACGTCCGTGGCTCACCTCGCCGTGTCCACCCGGCCGGGCCTGCGCGAGGCGCGGGCCTGCCGCCTGGTGGTTATGCCAGAGTGGCAAGGGGCTGGGGTGGGGCTGCGTTTCCTTGAGGCCGTGTGCGCCATGTGGCGAGCCGGGGAGAACCGCTACGGCAAGCCCATGCCCATGCTCTTCCACACCTCGCACCCTGGCCTTGCCGCCGCCCTGCGTGTGCGTCGCGGCTGGACCCAGGTGAGCGGCAACCTCGTGGGAGAGAACAAGGCCCGGTGCATCCGAACCCTGCGTGAATCGGCGGAGCGCCATGGGTACATAAACGCCGGGTCCGGCTTTGGCGGGCACTTTCGCGCCGTGCAGGGCTTCCGCTACTTGGGGGAGGCCGAAGCATGAACGTGCTGCTCTCTGGCCAGAAGGCCTTCGGCGCGGCGGTGCTGGAATTGCTGCTGGCGCGCGGGCATGGCGTGGCCGCTGTCTCCTGCCCGCCGGAAACAAACGATGGCCGCCCGGACCGGCTATGGACGCTTGCGGCCCGGCTGGGTTTGCCGCTGATCCGAGCCGGGACGCTCTCGGCAGCCACCATGCCGGGCGGGGTGGACCTCATCCTGTGCGCGCACAGCCATGACTTCATCGGCGCGGCCACTCGCGGCAAGACCCGGCTCGGGGCCATGGGCTACCACCCGTCGCTCTTGCCGCTGCACCGTGGCCGAGACGCCGTCTACTGGACTCTCCGGATGGGAGACAAGGTGGCCGGGGGCTCGGTGTACTGGCTCACAGACGTGGTCGATGGCGGGCCTATCGCCGCCCAGGGCTGGTGCTTCACCCGGCCCGGCGATACGCCAAGCGGGCTATGGCAGCGGGAGTTGTTTCCCCTGGGGCTGCGGCTCATCGCCAAAGCCCTGGACGACCTGGACGCGGGGCTCATCGTCTCCGTGCCCCAGGATCAGGCCCTGGCGACCTGGGAGCCGTCCGTGGGGCGGCCCCCGGTCTACCGGCCGGACCTGATACCCATTGGCCCCGCGCCGGAGGGGTTCAGGGTGGTTCGGAGGCGGGAAAACGCGGCGTCGGATTTTGCGGGCGAATCCTCGCGCACGCACGCGTAG